CTGGGTCGTAGGTTCGAGCCCTACCTTGCCAGCCACGGAATGGTGGCAGAGAGGCTTATTGCACCTGTCTTGAAAACAGGAGTCCGTTTGCGCGGACCGGGGGTTCAAATCCCTCCCATTCCTCCACGCCCTTGAAGCATAATTGGCAATGCACCTCACTTGTAACGAGGAGAGAGTGGGTTCGAATCCCACCAAGGGCTCCAAATGGGGTAGAATACGTCATGCCATGGGCGTGACTATCTATAGAAATCAAAGAGTTGGAGAAATACCGCCGACCCCAATGACTTCAATGGTCGATGACTCATTAACCCCAGATAGCATAAAAGTCCTAAAACAGTATGGCTCCATGCTCGGGCACCCCGTTTCTTATTTGCAGGAACAAAAAGGCAGGCTAATACAAAACCTGCTTCCCGTAAAAAAGACCGAGCATCAGCAGATTTCGACATCGTCAAGGGTTGAGTTAGAGATGCATACAGAATCTTCATTTCACCCCTATAGGCCATCGTACGTCCTGCTGCTTTGCTTGCGTGGCGATGATGCAGTAGCCACAACGCATGCGGACGATTTTGACATAGTCTCAAAATTAAGCAACGAAGCCGTCTCCATCCTTCAGAAAAAATGGTTTACAACACAAATAGACCAGAGTTTTAGGTCTGAAGGTCAACCAGATTTGCATGTGAATACGTCAATACTAAGCAGAATGGGACCAGACAATGAACATAACTGGAAGATAACTTACGATTCTTGGTTTATGAAAGCAGTCGGAGACGGGTGCGACGACTCACGCCTACAAGCCGAAGGCGCACTGCAGGAAATGCGTGATGCCGTAAACTCCTCCACCAAGGATGTAATTTTGAAAACTGGAGATTTGTTGATTATAAACAACGACAGCACAGTCCACGGGAGAAGGCCTTTTGAGCCAAGATACGATGGAACTGACAGGTGGGTGCAGCGGATGCTTGTAGTTCGAGACATGCCACCGCCAGAACATTTTGATGGACATATGATTACGACGGTATTTGAGTAATGAAAGAATTCAATCCGTTCGGAATGGATTTCAACGTTATGTTCGAGCCAAGATACGACCTGTACCCTATTGCGATTTTCCAATCGAGGTATAGCGGGATATACGAAGGTGGGGAGTGGTATGCGATTGGCAACTTTGAAAGTTTCGAGGAAACAGGAATCTCCGAATACCTATTCGGCGGTGATTGTGATGCGGTTGAATTTTGGATGTCAGAAAAATCTGAAATGATTGGAGTCGGGAGCACTCCAGACTCCGCACTCACAAACCTCTATGAGAGGTACAGAACCAAGGGCGGTCCTACTCAAACATCTCCGGATTGATGAAGCTGATTTTATTCCATATTTTTTTTGCTAATGGGATTGATGTTATTGCAAAAAATAACGCAAAAGCAGCAGCGATTATGAACGAGTTATTTTTCCCGATTTTTGGTCTATTTGTATTCATGATTGCTCCTATCTATTTTCGAGATACTTTATATACATTCATCTTATAACAAGATTAAACGCCATAATGAATGCCATGACTTTACTTATTCTAATTGCTTCATTCATCGTGCTGGCATCTGCACACCGTCTCGTTATGAATTCCGTAGATTCATATGACGGCTACGGAACGGGAACCCCTCGTGAATGGCGCCAATTTGAAAGAGAAAAAACAGGCCGCTAAAACTTGCGCCCCAACTCTAGTTCTGTTATTTCTCTTAAGGCATCTCGCCCCACCCTCCATGCCGGTCTCCATCCATTTGGGTTCCAATAATTTTTCTCTACTGCAACATCCTTTCCGTACGCCCAGCCATGGAAAACGTATGTTCCGCCAGGCTTGTCGCAGGATGCAAATACATATTTTCTATCAAGCGGGTCGTTGTCTCTAACTATTAGGCCACCACGAGGGGGGGATGTTGCCCTAATCTCTAAAATCCCATCGTCTGGAACTAGGTGGAATTCGTTTATCGGGTTATGCCAGTCGACGCCCTTGAGCTTTGCCCACGCTATTTCGGCACCAATCCCTACTGTCTCTTCCTCAATCCGCTTTTCCATGCTTCGCTTATATGTGGTCGAATGGTTTAGTCCAAGTTTTGATGATTCAGATATTCTGAAACGTGCCCCAGTTAAGGCCTCGTCTAACTCGACACTTGAAAGTGTGTAGGAAATTGTCATAAATAAAATATAACTACATCTGACATATTTTTGCAACCTCGGAGATTTATTTTACATATATCCCGATGCGCTCTAGTTCTGTCCCTTCATCGTCAATGAATCTATATCCTTCTGGTTTCGGGTCTGGTTCATCTTTCCACAACGGTATTACGGAGGTATTTCCGTATGCAAAGTCTGGATTTTCTCTTAGGTGGATTTCGATTAGTTTTCCGTCAATAAATTCGCAGTTGATGGTTTTGTACTGGAGGGGAATCAACCCTATGAACTGCGGCAAAGGGTGCCATTTTTCTGTTTTTTCCCATCTCGTGAATCTCTGGTATGGGTGATTTTCGTCTTTTGTGCCAACGACCTTGAGTATGGGGTTGTACTTTTTGTAATCAATGCTTAAGTGTTCGCCATCAAAAAACTCACACCAAAATTCTCCTGGATGAAGAAGTTCGGTTGTCTCGTCATCTATGTATATTTTTCTGGCCTTTTCACCCATGCCTTCTATGTTCATTACTGGCTTTACAAAGTACTCCCCAGGCTTTGGAACCGGGATTCCCCGTGGCCCACAGATGTGCCCGGAAAGCTTGGAAACAATTAGCTTGTCAAATATCCAGAGATGCTTTGGGTCGCAGTTAAGCCAGGCTTTAGCTTCTAGTGAGATTTTCACTGTTATGGCTCAATAAATATGCACTCACCAGGGCATTCTTCGGCAGATTCTATTACGTCTTCAAGCCTGTCGTCTGTGAAGGAAGCTAGGCCAGCAGCTCCTTCTGGGTTCCCCGCAGCGGCCGCATAAATTTTGTCCCCTTCGCGCACATACGCAAGACCGTCTGGCATCATATGAAAAACATCTGGGGCTATTTCTGCGCATAGTCCATCTCCAGTGCATAAGTCTTGGTCAATCCAAACTCTCAATTTTTAAATTCCGTCCAGGTCTTGTCGCCAACACCGAAATACTCTCTAGCGTAACCTGATTGGATTATGTCTTTGTTTAGACATGCTGTTGCCGGGTTGTCCACATCGTCAGATGAGTATATTCTTGCAAGAACACGGCCGTATTTGTCGTTTTTGTCCGGGATTGTGTTGACAAATACCCACTTGTGGTTTGTCAGCCAGTCCTTGGTAAAAGATTTCGCCTTAAGGCCCATCTCTTTTTCGGCCAGGTCTTTTGTTCTTGACTCTGGCGTATTCACACCATATAGACGAACCCTAATTTTGTGATGGATACTAAAACCGAGGTCAATCATTAGGTCGACAGTGTCACCATCGATTACGTTTAATACTGTTGCACCATACCAGAAGCGTTGCATATTCTATTTTTTCTTGGATTTCTTTTTAGAATTTTCGTATCTATCGAGCAGTCTCCTACCCTTGGCAGCAAGCTTGGCTGCATCTTCCATATTCTTTGGGACCCTTTCGCCCCATGCGGTAGCTGACAACGCCAGACGCGTTGCTCTTCCCTTGTCGTCTACCATCGGCCCTGATGGGTTAGTAAAAAACCTAGTCAAGAACGAACCTTTACGACGCATCTTCTCTGGTGTGTCGGCAGCACCCTTGACTCCAGGCTTTAGGTTTGAGCCTTCGGTTCTGTTGAAGTACGCCCTACCTGCTGCAGTCAAACCGCCCTTTGGGTCTTTTAGTTTTTGCTTTGCAGATTTTTCATTTACAGGAACGCAGTTTGGGACTTTTTTGCCACTTCTGCCAATCTTCATTCCAACCTGTTCGTATCCAGGCCAACACGGGCCATCAGATGCCTTTGTATCGAAATCATCTGATAAATCATAATTCTCTGTGTAGCTATCAAAAACTTTTGAAGAATAGTATTCATCGTATGTGGGCATTAATTCTTCTGAGGCCACATCAGTAGATACCTCAATCTTGAGGCTAAGCAGTTCTTCGAGAAGTTGGTCGTCATCTAGTTCGTTCATTACGTAATTCTCCCATGTTTTTATCGATTTAGAGGACAACAAATGATAACACTAGCTAACGTCAACAATCATATGAATCCTATGGGTGGAGCCATTGTTGTTAACTTTGTGAACCCTGTTGGTGTTGTCTATCAACCAAATCTCCCCTGGTTTTAAATTCTTAGAAATACCACCAACTGTGAAAAAACAGAGACTATTTGTGATGATGGGTATGTGTATTCTGTGGGTGTTTCGGTGCACGACCCCCTGGTCTTTGTGTGGTTTGATGACCCCTCCAGGGTTCATCCTTGTCAACATCGAGGACTTTTCCGACACTTGACCGATGTGTTCTCTGGCGATTTCGCAGATTTTCATTATATCCGAACTGAATTGTTCGTAATGTTTGTGTTTTTCTGGACTTGATTCATTTGACTTCGGAGAATACTTCAACGGGATTGTCTCGGTGTGGTAGCTGGCTTGCCCCATTGTGTTTTTTCTGCCCTCGTATTCACTCCAATCTAGGTCATTGAAGGATAAAACCTTACTCAATAGGTTTTGAAAGTCAGGGAAAGTTCCGATATACCTAAATGCTTCATTTTCTTTCATAAAATCATCCTGTATAAAAAAAGAAACCCCCGGTTTTTAGGCCGGGGGTTTCTTGACTTACTTTTTGGCTTTGATTATCAGACTGGTGCGCTATCAAAGTCAATCGAAACGAACGCTTCTGGACGCTTGACAGCGAGAGCAAGTCTCTGTTCTGCAAGAATCACGATTGCGTTGCGCACGAAGAAGTCTGAGTGCTGTTCCGAAATTCGGATTGAAGCCTGCTCGCGGTCGTACAGCTGTGCAGCAGTACCGAAAGCACCGACGAGGCCGGTTCCTTCTGCCATTGCTGGAGTGTCGATAACTGGCATTCTCCAGACTCGTGGCTCGCCACCCATTGCAACCGAAACTGCGATGAGGTACTGGCCTTGTGAGTCCTTTGTCAACTCGATGTCTTCCCAATCGTTCGGGTGCAATACAACGCCCGATGGCTCGTAGTAAGCCAAGAACGAAAGTGTTGCGGCACGACGGATTGCATCGGCCTTTGTGTCCTTGACTGGCAATGTTGCACCATCTGACCAGGCGTATGTCTGGATGTTTGGTGTGTTCAAGACGCCCAAGAGGTTCTCGCCAGCGCCATCGCCGTTAAGAATTTGGTTGTCTTCCAGCAAACGAAGTCCGTACATCAACTCGTTGTCGATGATTGAACGCAGCTGTGGCTCATCGGCAAGGACGTTGCGGTGTGCAGCTTCCCAGTGTGCCAATGTGCGAACAGGTGCCTGCTCACCAACGAATGAGAACGATGACTGTGGCTTCAACGCAAATGCGCTGTTTCCACCGTTACGCTCAGCAATTGTTGAAGCTGAGTTGACACCAGCAGCGAAGCCGTAACCCTCCTGGATAGGAGTGGTGAAGCCGAGCTGACGGAAGTATTCGATAACTGCTGCAGTTGTTGTGCGAACTGGGAACAAGTCACGAACACGCTTTGTGCGCATTGGCTGTGTAACCATTGCGTCGCGTTGTACTGAACCAAACGAACCGATTCGGCTGTTTGTTACATCAGTGCCAGGAAGTGCCGAGTAGACATCTTTTACGTTGTACGAACCAGATGTGAATGAAGCCTTTATCTGCCATGGTGCAACCATGTTTGCGCCGTTACGGCCGTTTGCGAGGGTCTTGAATTCTGCTGACTCCAAGAACATTTCGCCGATTGACTTGATTTCACGGCTTGAGAGTTGTGCAACTTCTGCACTTGCTGCAGCGAATGAACCTGCAACGCTCTCTGCTGGCTGTGAAGCCCATGAATCAACGCTGTTCATCGTCTGCATGCCGTCGATGAGGCCCTTGATTTCCTTGATGTCTGACATGTTCTTGTCGAACGCTGTCTTCTGCTCAGGGGTGACGACAACTGTGCCGTCTTCTATACGGAATGCATCCGCAATGGCCTTGTTGTCTGCCATTTTTCCACGAAGTGCGCCTTGCAGTTCGTTTAATCTTGAATTGTCTTGCGACATATTTTTCTCCTGTTTGGAATTGAGGGTTGGATTATTTGCTTTGCGGCTCAGGTAAGCACCCAGCCCTAGTTATATAAATTAACAGATATTTACACCCTCTAGTGGAACTACTTTATTTGCAAACAAAAGTGTGTAAATAATTAAATTAATCCTGTTGCAGTTCTTCTTGTATTGATTTTTTTCTTTTAAGTTTTCCTAGCTCTTCTCGAAGAACGGTTCGTATAGCATTTCTCTGTTCTGATGCGCGACCTCTTCTCCCGAGCGACGTTGAACCTGACAGTCTTGCGTAGTCACTCATGTTTGTGCATGGCATCCAAACCGCTCTACCGGTTTTGGATATTCTTCTGCTTATCCCAATACAGCCCATCTGACGAGAACGGGCACGAGCGGACTCTGGGTCTGTAAAAACGTCTGGGTCGTTATCCCGTACGTATTCTGGACCAGCCATGGATGCTTTTGCAGAACTCGCCCCGAACATATTCATTGTTGGTCCGCCAGAAACAGCAGAACCACTTGACACCCCAGAGCCAACGTCCTGTGGTGCTGTGAATTGGCTTGGTCCAGAAGTTATTCCAGGCCCAGAGCCAATTATCCCCTGTATTGGCCGTTCCCGGAGTTTTTCCCACCCGTCTCTTTTCTTCTTTCGCTTCTTGCGACCGATTTGTTCCCTTTCGAGATTGCTCTCGTCTGAGGACTTTTCCTTCCAACTGGGAGTCTCGGCCCTATTGGAGATTCGCTCCAAGGAGTCCATGGACGCACACGGCATCCAGTTGCCATCTTCGTCTTTGTGCGCGCCACGGCATCCAATCATCTCCGCCACACGGAGCGCCTCAATTTTCTTAACCAATTCTTTGCTCTTTGCCACGCTAGAACCTGTTTATCCTCTGCTCGATAGCTTTATTGATTCTGTCCTCGGAAAGTGTTTCTGATTTTTGCGACAATGATTTAACTCTTCTTAGCGAGCGGTTACTACTGCAACCACTTCCGGTTTTCTCGTCAATAAAACGTGATATTTTCCTAGACATTCCGAATCCGGATAATTCCTGCATTCTCATGGATTCAAATGATTGTTTATACTCTGAGCGAAGGTCAACGAACTTGCCAGATTTTATATCAATCGATACCTTTTTGCTTTTTGCTTCCTTTATCAGTGAAATCTTTTTAATTTTATTTCTGAAAGATTTTGCCCTATAGTCGAATTTGGAGAAGGTTGAATAACTTTTGTTTACCTTCTCCGACTTGGTCTCAAATTCTGGATTTTTACTAAAAACCGTTCTGCCAGAAAAAACTGTCTTTAACGAAAATGTTTTTTGAATGACTTTTTCTGCAAAATCATCTAATTCCATTTTCCTCAAAAACGTCTGGTCAGTAATTGACTTTGCCGCATTGTCGCTGATTTTTTTAAATCTTGTTGATTCTGTCCACTCTGGTATTTTTATGTCAGACTCAGAAGATACGGTCTTTTGTGCATTCTCGGCCCAGATTGAACCCATCTCATGAAAACCATAAAACGAAAAATTTTCGTTGCTTTTTACAACTAGCGCGAAAGGCACATCTCTGACTGCATCTTTGATTATTAGTATTTCAGGCATTTTGCCCTCCTGTCAACATTTCGACAATACTTCTCTTGCTAGTTGAGAGTGTTTCTAGTCTGTTTTTGTATAGTGTTTCCACGATTGCAAGGTGTGTCTTTTCACCAGACGAAAGACCGTCCAGTTCAAATCTTCTTCGAAGCTCATTCATCTTGAATAGGCGAGCTCTTTTTATTAAGGACTCGATAAATTTTCTAAACACAATTTGCTGGTCTTGCTTTAAATTCTCGTAATACTCTGAATACCCAGGACCATTTGAACCTTGATAAAATCCGGCTATAGTCATTTTGCTTCTCTTGGTTATTTGAACCTTGTCTAGGTCCACCAATCCAGAGGTTACGTTTTGCGCAAGCATTGGGACAGTTCCCTCCGGTGTCACTAGCGGATATATGGACGAGCTGGGCCTATCCCTTTGGTCTGTCAGGAAGTCGGAAACCATTATTCTTGCCACATCTTCCGGTCTTAGCTCGGAGAACTTTACGTCAGGGTTAAATTTTGCGCCCTTGAGTGCTGTTTCGATGTCCTCTCGGATGTATCTTCTCTTGTCGGAAGGCTTATCGGCAAAGATTACATCTGGAGACTGCAGACCTAGGTGTTGCTGCACATCTGATGCAAATCTTTCAGCTAGGTGCTGATACTTGGCTGGAGATGAATAAAGAAAGTATTTATCTGCGCCAATCGTCAGAAGAGACTGGTTGTTTGCAAGTTTTCTTTCTTGCACGAGTTTACTGTTTGCTAAAAGCTTTGGCATTAGTTCTGCCGAAATCATAGATATCGAGCCGCCTGAAGCAAGATGCTCAATTGCAGCCTCAAGAGATGTTATTTTCTTCCCAGTTTGAGCATTTGATGATGACTCTCTCGCAACAGTTGCGCTCTCTCCAGCGGGTGTCTTTGGTCTTCTCTTGCCAGAGAAGGCTTCTGCCGCCCAACGAAATTTACCTTTTACTATTTCGTTAGGGTTTTTTATGCCAATAAAGTTTTCCGCATATCTGATTCCGTCGCCGGTCTCGTCTGCAACCATCTTCAATTTTGATGCAGGGTCGGATGTCGACCGTGACTCAATCGCAGTATTGACTGTTCGACCAAGCTTCCTTCTCTCGCCGACTGAAAGCTTCCTCGCCTTTTCAAGCGTAATTGTTGAGCCACCAGGTAAAACATACACAAGAGACTTGACACCTGTGTTTGACAGGAGCCCAAGTTCTTCATTACCTATGTCGGCGGGTGATAAAGCGGAGAGAATATACGTTGCACCCTCCATGTCCCTGTTGTCCGGAATTGCCCTAAGAACCTTTGCAGGAACCACTGGCTCTAGAACAAATCCATCTCTTCTAACCATTCTTGTTGCATTGCCGTTGTACCCACCAATTTCTGAAATCATGCCCTTTACCTGTTCCGCGGCAGAGCGTGGATTATCGAGTGAAACTTTTGGAATCTGCGGCTTGCGTGATTCAATCAGGTTCCCAGGAAGGTCGCCGCCGGTAAGTGGCTTACCTGTTACTGGCTCTGGTTTTGCTGGTCCTCTTCCTGCGCGTCGCAGGGCTGCAGCAAGCATTCTTAGTGGGGATGGAATATCAAAGAGTTTCGCGCCACATGTAGACAAACGCGAGTCAGTAAATCTCCCACCGTATTGGTAGCCCTCTGGGCATCTGTAGCCACGGCCCTCCCCTGGTTTCGAACCACCAGCGCCACCTGGCTTGCCTGGCGTCAACGCTCTGTAAACCGCAGAGCGCACAGGAGAGCGAATTGGGTCAGAGTCCCCCGGCACAGCCAGGCTCATAAGAGTTGAGCCTAGGCGCGAACGTTTTGTCTGTATTTCCACAGAGTCAAACGCGCTCTTTCTAAGAATTCTGTCTGTTCCGTTGCGCTTGGACATGGCCTTGAACGACACTGCGTTTTCGGAAAGCTTTATTCTTGAGCGTGCAACATTGTGTAGGTTCCTTGCTTCGATATCTGCAATTACGATACGAGCGACAACTACGGTGCGTTCAGGGCAGCATGGCAATGAGCCATTAATCTCACTCATAGTACCCACCGCAGCACTCTGCTGACTTTCGACCTTCCGGAATCTCGAACTTCATTGTATTTCCATCTTCGTCTTCGCCTTCCATTTCCCAGTTGCTTTCATCTCTGAGGAATTTGGAGAACTTCGGCTCCATCTCGATGAAGTCACGCAAAACGCTAAAAGCGTGAAGAATGTCTGATTCGGTTACTACATCCTTTGGGTTCTTATCATTAGCACCCTTGAACTCGTGGAAGAATACATCGTCCTCGTAATACGAGTCGTTTAAGGACTTCTTTGCGGTTCGCTTTGCGGCATTACGAAGGTGGCTAGCAAACTCCATGTTCGTCCAATTGTTTTTCTTGAGTTTCCCGCGGCAATTCTTCATGCCTGGATGATGGCATCCCTCATTTGGCCAAAGACCAGTTGTCTCGTGATGCAACCATGCGCAAATATTGTTCAATGGGTATAGCTCTGGGTGATTTGCAAGAATCACTCTGCAACGACGGAATCCGCCAGGCTTGCGCATGATTGGTCTCCAGTAGCGTAAAAGCCTTTCCAGGTTTCCACGACGGGGGCCGTATCCACGAAGCAGGTCGCCGGTGACTAGTTCTTGAGGAATTATTCCGCCAAGAGGGTCGAGTTTCACTTCGTTATTTTCGAATTCAGAACTCATTGCCGTCCTTGTGCTTGTTCGCAGAATTGTCTACCTTATAATCTACCATTTTAATGAGACTCTTATTATTTATAAAGTCAATTGCTCGCGCATTCTTTTTTTCTAACTTGACTTTTGTTTCACCAACTGTTGACAGTGTTGGGGCACCATCAAGAAGCGCTTCGTCAACTTCTGTTTCTTTTTTAATAAAAGTCTCATACCATTTCCCCTTTGTCGGATTCTTGGGGGCATCCCATAGAGAACGATGAAACTTACTGTTTCTAATCTTGTTTAATCCTTGCGCTTTAGAAGCCCATGAAAAGAAGTAAATCTTCACCGAAGAGCCATCTGGTCTAACGATTTCTCCATCTTTTTGCCCGGCTTTTGCGTCTATATCGTAATAGACCTTGTTGCCATCGTACGTTCCTACAAGTACGGCTTTCATGGTTAGTCGACCATCAAATCTAATTGTTCGCTTTTTCTTATGCTGTCAAGTGTTTTCTTTAGTTCTGCTTCAACTTCTAAATCGATATTTCTCTTAAGTATCTCATCGACTCTGGTCGTTGGGGCAGCTGTTTTGTCATATGAGCGAGGGTTTTCGATATTGATTCCTTGTGGATGCGCAAACTTGACATATCCAACGCCCATACCTTCATACTTTTCTTTAATCTTCTTAGCGGCACGATACTCCTTGAGCTTGACCATGCTTGCGGTGTTTAGGGGCTTACCTCCAGATATTGAATAGAAGTAAGCAACCTCTTCTGGGGTGAATCCAAGTTTTTCAAGTTTTGAGGCAAGCGACCCTTCGTTTACAACATCTGAGATATCTTCTGATTCAGCAATCTTGGCCACCTTCGAATACGGGTAGTGAATTCCCTCAACTTCGTTCTTCTTGAATCCACCAAGTATTTGGGCCTCAAATGGTTCGTGACCTCGGGTCGAAGAGTCAACAGCGCCAACTGGCGCCATCCTGCCATTTTCATCCATTGAAGCATTGACGGATGAGAAGTTCTTATCCATCTTTGCTCCAAGCAGATGCAGCATCGCTTCGGTGTTTTGCTTGCTTGAAGCAATTCCATCGGCGTTCATGATTGCGTCAGCTATGTCGTCAGGGTCGTTCGAGTTCATTGAAACAGGTCTATGTGCCGACTGTAGCGCTTCTCCACGCCCGTATGCGGTGCGATTGGAGACTTCGGGCTTGAGGATGACCTCTATCTCCCCGAGCGCTGTAAGCCCGTCTCCAACCAAGTCGTTATCACCAATTTCAAAGATTGCATCGCTGCCAATGTTTCCCTTGCCCGATGCGGCGATTCTTCGTTTCTTCTCTTCGTTGTGGGAACGATGCACGACATATCCGCTTACTGGTTTTGCTGAGTTTGGAGTTGATTTGCTAATACCGATTCTGCTGTTGTATTCATTCCTGAGCACATCAGAAGAACGACCAGCCCTTCTTCCAGAGCTGAATACTGCATCGAAGTCATCAAATTCGGTCTTTGCTGGCTTGGTATTGTTTATCTCAAACCCTGCAAATGGGTCATCGTATTCATTCGACATTGGAGTTTGCGAAGGAATCGATGTTATGTCAAAATCTCCAAATGGGTCAGTTTCTGATGGCTTATTCTTACCCCTGCCAAATCTCTTGCCTATCTTTTCGCGAGCAGAACCAATCACTTGTCCTGCATTCTCAACCAACTCCCCGCTTCCGGCTCGTATGGTATTGCCGAATTCGTCTAGTCTCTGCCTGTTTTCATCTGTGACGACTCGCTCATCAATGAAATCTGAAGCAATGGTCCAAGCGTCTGCAAGCTTATCTACCACTGGGTCTGGCAGGCCATTTGGTGCGACTCGGTCAACAGCAGACATTGCTACATCCATCTGGTTTTGGCTTATTCTGCCTCTTTGTACCGCTTCTTCCAACCCTCGTTCGGCAATTTCCCGTCCTGCTCTTCGCGCAGCATCTACAGCTATCGCGGTGGCGAATCCGACTGGACCACCAGCCGCCAGAGCACCAGCCATATTCACTCCGTACTTAACGCGTTCACGAGTGTCTTCGTCCGCTCCAGAGCGCTTAAGAACTGCGTCCAATACTCTCCCCGTTGCGCGACTGCCAGCAATACCGGCAACTCTCTGTGTTCTACTAGGGCCGCTTCTTGCACCAGAAGAAAGACGACCTGAAGAACCAGTCCCACTTGCAAATAGTTCTCCAAGTTCGCTCAACTTGGACGAGTGATTGATTTTTTCTGAGCCAATATTATATTTTTCACCTAGTGCGAGCATCAACTTGCCGTGGCCACGACGGTGGTAGTCCTCAGGCACGAGTATGTCCGAGATGGTTAGTTCTCCGCGATTCCCAAGCTCTCCGCCAAGGTCTGTGCGCGCGTGAAGAACTCCAACCTCAATCCCGTTAGACCTCATTCTTACTGTAATGTTCTGTTCCTCGGTATCATCAAATCGAGTCTTTAATTCTGATTCTATAGATACCTTTATTGCATCTCCATTTTTATCTTTTACAGTCAGCTGTACGTCTCTATTTTTAAGGCGATTCGATTCTTTAGAAACAGATAGTTTGTCTTTGTCTACCGCTATGGAAACTGAATCAATGTTGAGCTTGACCCTATTCTTCTCTATTCTGTCGATTACCTTGTTGAGGTAATCCCAGCGACGACCACCAGAACGTTCCGCGTCGCCCACGGTTGAGTATGGGGTCAGGTCTCTGTTGATAACCTCCCACAAATCGTCATTGATGGATATTCTTGCTTTTGGTAGTTTGCCAAGGGCATAGCCAGTACTGCCATTCTTCTTTAGCAGTTCGATAGCTTCTTCTTCTGAGGCAACCACCCCAACGTCATGGAAATCAATTTGTGTTAAGTCATCGATATCGTTGAGGATTGTTGCTATTCTCTTGAATTCTGGAACATCGTAGTAATTGTCTATTGATTCATACGTGTCACCCTTGTTGAACCATCCACCTCTATCAACAAATCGTTTGAACTCCCTATCAAATATTACATCCGATTTTCCAATACCAAAAACTGGATACCATTTCCCTACCGGATTTTCTTTCCCGCCTTTACCCGTGCTCTGATAGAACGGTATTCTTATTCCGTTTACGTCAACCAAGACCATTGGTCTGCCAGCAACGGAAAAAATTGGCGACTTTTTCTGCTGGCCCGTTTCTGAATCAATCAAATCAACTTCTGTTATTTGCAAATCCAGATTTTTCAAATAGTTTTCTGCATCATTAACCTTTTTAAGCTGTATTTTTCTTTGTTTTGGCGAAACTCTTGCGCCGGAAGACAATCTTCCGGACGATGCGTCAGGGTTGCTGCTTGCTTGACCGGCTCTGCGACCAGACGAAAATTCATCGTCTACCATGACCCCTGTTGTCCCAGTAAATTTGTCTGATATACCAACGCTCTTTTGGGCATTTTTGCTCATTCGCGCTAGTTCTTGTGGCCACAGTTCAAGTGTTGGCGGTCTGCCTAACTGCTCTTCTGTCCCTGAAGCATTCATTTCAATGTATGCATGTGGCATATTTGAATGCATTTGATAA